AAATTTTTATAAAAAAGTAAAGGTTATATTATGTTTTTGAATTGAGTGACCTCTTAATGAATTTATTCCATCACATTCTTTTTTACATATTTTACAAATAAAAATTCCCATATAAATAAATATACGGGAACTTATCAATATTGTAAATGGATAGGTGTATTTTAATGTAAAATACAATAAAATACCAACAATAAAACTAGTAAACTTGGATACATCTATCCATTCTTAAACCAGCTTGGATAGTTGCAATGTCATCTCTTGAGTAATCTAAATCCCCAAAGTTTAAGTTTGTTAAGAATGTTCCTTGAAGAATCCATTTTTCAACTACAACACCCGTTGGGTCCAACATTTCTAATTCAATATCTTTTTTATAACCAGCAGCATATCCCATACGACCTGTTACTGACTCCGCATGTAAACGAAACCATTCCATTAACGCTTGTGACGCTGAAGGACCAATAGGGTCTTTAAACGTTACTGACATTTCTTCCCACTCAAATCTACCGGCAACATAAGTTGATGTATTGATGAACGGTATTGCTACTGAAGTAATTTTTGCTTTTGGTCTGGACGTTGCCGATACATACCATTCGTTGATACCTAATGAAGAAGGGAATCTCAAGATGAATCGGTTAACTCTTTTCGGTTCGTATGGAACCGGCATTTTCATTAATAAATCTGCCATGTGTATTTTTTGGTTTTAATTTTTTTATTTACTTTCTTATAAATATACTCTTATTTAAAAAATATTTTTATTTATTAGAAATACTTGATTTTATCAATTATTTTTCGTATTTTTTCTCTATACTAGCACTGGATTACTAGAAAATAATAAACTAGATTAATAAATAACTAGAAAATAATAAACTAGAAAATAATAAACTAGATTAATAAATAACTAGAAAATAATAAACTAGATTAATAATAAACTAGAAAATAAAATACTAGTACTAGTATACTGGGGCATATATACTGGGATTATAAATTTATAATTTTTATACTTTTTTTGTTTCCCGTGGAACATATAAGTTGGGAAGGTTTTTACACCTTCCCTTTTTAATTTATTAAATATTATCAAATGAAGCTCCTGTTGGGGTTATCACAAACTCAACATCAATAAATTCAAGTGAACGAGTAGGTTTAATAAATATTTTACCTCTCAATGTATTTGCATCTATATCAGCTGGGTCACTAGAAACCGTTACACGGAAATCATAAAGACCTCTTTCTCTCTTAATTGCATCCAATATTGGGTTAACCAATCTCAAGAACTCATTACGAACTTGTTCGTCATTTTGTTCAAATACCAATCTAACCGCAACCGCAGAAATTAATTTTCTTGCTCTTAATAGTAATCTTCTTACGTTGATTCTATCAAGTGCCGATTCTCTTACTTGAAGAGTTTTGTTACCCCAAATAATTGTACCAGTATCAGAGAATGTTGCAATTGGATTAATTCTATTTTTATAAAGTTCATCTCTTTCGTCAACTGTTAATTTCTTAACTGCTTTAATTGATTTAACTAAACCTCTTGAATAACCGGCAACTGCAAACCAAGGGAAAGAAACATTATCTGTTAATGCTATATTTCTAACAACTTCACCTGTTGGTGGAATATAAAGTTGAGTTGCGTTATCCACATCTCTAATTTGAATCCAAGGGAAGTAAGTAGCCGAATAGTTTGTATCCATTGCTACACCATCTAACGCATTTACTACCTCATCAACTGTACTATAATTAGGTGAACCAATTATATAAAGTGAATCTGCTCTATCTTGTTCAACCATATCAACTGAGTAAGATGTTAATGAACTATGGTCATAGAAATTGATACCTGGTGTTGCAAATATGTTAATATCAATAGCTTCAGGATTTCCAAAAGTATCAATACCTTTTATGTACGAATAGTAGTCACTATTTCCTGATGTTGTACTGAATACCCCACCATTGGTTGTGTTACCTGAAACATATGTTTTCTTACCAAAGATGTATCCATCTCCATAAGTTCTTGTTGTTCTATAGATATCCCAACCATCAAATCCACCACATAAAGCAAAAGTAAATTTACGATAATTGATATTTGTTAAGAAGTTATTTGCTCCTGTTTGTCCTTCTAAGTCATAAGGTGTTGTTAAGAATGTTGTACCGGTATTGATTGTAGATGCGTTTGTTGATAAATGGAAACCTTTAGTTAAATTAACTGAGGTTTTTCCTTTATATTTTAATAAATCGTCGTCATAACCTGTTTGAGTTGAAAAACCTAAACATACTTTTCTAACTTTATCACCTGAAGTTGTAATCGGCGAACCGTCTTGACTATATCCTGTTGTGTCACCAGCGTCGTAGTATTCTGTTTTGTACATAATAGAACCCAAAGTAGATGAACCTCCGAAACTATCGTCACTTACAAATCCTTTGAAACCAGCAGGATAAACATCAGTTGGATGATTATTAGCCATATTCAACATAATGTACTTTGAATTTAAAGTATATTCACCATCAGATGTACCAACTTTTTTAGCTATGTAACCCGGTAATTCTGGATTCAATGAACATCTTGTGTATTTTTCAAGAATAACCATATTATCGTCAGTGTCATAATAGTCACGAACAATCATATCAAATTCAAATGTGTCTACGTTGATATTAATAATTGAAACTTTTAATAAAGTGTTTGCCATTTCACCATCTGAAATTGTGATAACTTCAAATAAATCTGAAACAATACCACCTCTTACTTCGGAAACAACCGTTGGTGACATTGGAGTATCCCATTCTGTTAAGAAATTATTGGTTTCTGTATTGTAAACTTCAGTTAAACTGATACCTCTAACATAACCTTGTTGGAAAGCTTGTAACAAATATTTTGGATATGATTCATAAACATAAATTGGAATTTCACCTTTTAATTTATCATACACATTTGTACCTAAAACTTTACTAACATATTTTGTTGAACTTGTGTCCATACTACATGTAAATGATTTTACTCCACTTGTTGACCCTGTTACATTGATTGTAAATTCAGATAATGGATTAGTAATTAAATCTGAACCAGAAATATTAAAATTAGAATCTGTTGTAACTTCTAAATTTAAAGTTTCTCCAACATATGAACCTCTTGGTCTGAAGGCAGCAACAACTCGACCATCATAATCACTATATGTAGTTGCAGTATATGTATATCGTGTAGCATCAAATCTACTCGTTCCACTATTGTAAATGAATAGGTATGAATAAACTTCAGTACCGGCAGTATTAACTAATGTATTGTACCACTCTTTTGAGTTGTAATTATTTGCGTTAATTAATCCGGTTAACGGTGAAATAACTTGATTACCGGTTAAACCCGATGTTCCAGAAGATGGTACATTACCCAAAACAAACCAATCATTATTGTTACTTGAAGTGTTACCACTATAATTTGTAACAATATAGTTAGTAATTGTGGTACCGTCGTAAGCTTTCTTATCAGATAAGAAACTGTAGAAGGTACTACCTGTGACACCTGTTGTTGATGGAATTGTTGTTCCTGTCGTTGTTCCACTTAATGAACCAACTGAAACACCACCGATTGTTTGAATCGCAAATGTTTTACTTGGTTTATATCCTGTTAAACCAAGAATTCTTGTTACAAATAATTGATTTGATTCTTGAAGATATGCCTTCGATACGTAAGGTAATTCATATTTAGGATTACCCCCACCATCTTTTTCTGGTGACGTTCCTCCAAAATATAATTTGAACTCGTCGAAATTGGTTATTAAAATTGGTTCGAAAGCTGGTCCCTTTAAGGTCTCACCAACTAACCCCAATGTACTTACCCCAACACTTTGTGCTACGAAGGTTAAGTCTACTTCCGATGTATACACACCTGGAGATACAAAAACTCTATTTGAATTTGCCATTTTTTTCTTGTTTGGTTAATTTATTTTATTACTTTTATATAAATATCTTTATTTTTAGCAAAGATTTCCTCACTTCACTAAAAAAAAATACTTATGGATACTAATTTATCTTTTAGTATCGATATTTATCTTTATCATGGAAAATACTACCAAAAACATTAAGGTTAGTGAAAAACACCACAATATGTTGAAAGAATATTGTGATAAAAAAGGATTGAAAATTTATAAAATTGTTCAGAAGTGGATTGATGAAACCTGTAAAGAGGAAAAATTAACAGAAATCCAAAAGAAAAAAGATATCTACGGAGATTAAATTTTAAGTTTGAAAATTTGAAGTTTTTGTTGTTGTAAAATTAAAATTACTTCTACCTATAGTATTAACTGTTAATCCACTAAAAACACTAGTCTTACTTAAACCCGAATAAACACCACCAACCGTATATTCGGTTGTCCCTGAAATTTGTTTAGGTTCAATAAATAATTTAACCGGTATTGTTACTGTACCGCCGGTTGTTACACCCAATAAATCATCAAATGTAATCTCAACTGTTTTATCGACTTTACGTGATGCGACTACTGAATATTGTGAAACAATTGAACCACTTGAATAGGAACTTGTTATTGATAAATTAATTTCAGGTCTTGGAGTTCTACTTGAACTCAAATCAGTTTCCACCATGGTTAAAATTCTATTGATTGCCGGTTTAACTTCAAACTCCTCTTCATCAATTAGAAATCCTAACATTGTAAAGGTGTAATTTTGGATGTAAAACCTTCTACCATCCAAAGTATCCATCGGGGTATTATCTTCGATTCTATCCAATACTATGGGGATATAATGACCTTTTACGGACGTATATGATTGGCGAGATGAGAATTTTTGTAAAACAACCTTATTAAATTTGTTTATGTCTCTAAATTTAGTACAAACAATTGTAACATCAAAAGTGATGTCCACCGCAATTGGTTGTGGAATTTTGTAAATGTCAGCACCAAGTTGATTACCGTCCCATGTCGGAACACTCGCATAAAAAAATTCTCTTCTATCGGGAATTGTTCTTTGTAGTGCCGGATTTGTTCCAAATTGAACATCGGGTTTTCTTACAATTGCAACAAATGGTAATTTAATGTTACCATCATCATCCGAAAATGTCCAATTATTTGTAAACTCACCCCATCTTTGTATTGTTAATATTTTAGGAATGATAGGGATTTGATTACCGTCAGATACAACCTTGAAATTTTCTTTAACAAAATCAAGCATACCCAAATCAAGGTCATCATGTAAAACCGATTCAGGTAAATAAGTGTCAGATTTTGTTATTCTTTCTAATAACTCTTTTCTTCTACCAATAATAGAACCTTCCTCATTTTCATGTTGACCGTAAACTTGTATATTATTTTTTTTCTTAGGTAATCCCATTATTATCCGTTTTTAACGTGATTGTAAAGTATTTCACTTATATCCTCTTTACTACTATAATTACTATCTTTAATTTTTTTAATAAAAATATTAATTAGACTTTTATAATAATCTATGGGAATATTTTCGTAAGTTTTACTTATATTTGAGTTTATTTTGATTTTATCATCAAATAATTTATTAATTTCTCTTAATTTTCTAATTGCAAAATCATCAGCAACATTTTCCAAATATTTCATAAATTTTGCACCTTCATCGACGGAAACATCACCATTATAAATTCCGTACATTTTATCAATACCATACTTTTTATATTGATATTGATGAGCAACTTCATGAAATAAGACATAAAGAAAAGTTGATAATGGTAAATCTAATGATTTTTCATTAATAACAACTCTATCGACTAAAGACAAACCCATCGCACCATGTTTAAGTGATTCAATATTAATTTTTTGACATCCTGATTTTTTAACAAAATCACTTATAAAACGCATTAAATAAACGGAATCAGGATATCTTTCTGAAACTTTAACAGTTAATTCATCAAACCCTTCCTGTTCTAACAGTAGTTTTAATTGGTTTTCATTTATTATTATTTTCATATCCCTCTAAATTCTGTTTCTTGTGCTGGAACACAAAGTATTGTTCTATAGAATGGTTTGTAACCAAACATATTGTGTTTATTATCTGCGGTTAATTTACCATCATTAGATACAGTATAATATCTTATTTTTTCTTCAGATTCAGGATAACCAATGTAATCACCGTATCTAATATCTACTTTTAATTCTTCTAAATGGTTTAGGTAAACCGATATTGTCATATTACCAGGTTCCAAATATCTATTTAAACCTTTAGTATAACTGTTATTTTTTGATTCTTCAACCTTAACCAAACCGTAAAATTCAACAGGTGGTAAAAATTTAATTTCATCCTTACCTACTTCACCATAGACCTCATCGGTATCAGTTTTTTGTCTATCAACCCTAAATAATACCAATTTCATACCTAAATCACCGTGTAAGTATTCCTCACCCATTCTGACATTTAAATCAAAGTCATCTTGGGAGAAAAATTTACCTATTCTCGTTATGGGAAGTTTAACATTCATCATAATAAATAGTTCCATTATTGATTCTTTTTCTTTATATTTAGGATTATATGGAAAGTAAGATACCCGAAATAGAAGCAAGGGACATACTGACGAATTATGAAGGATTCAATAATCATCTATTAGAATTCAAAAAAAAGTTCTTAGAGGTTAAGAATTTTAAATTAACTCGTCCACAATCTGAATACGTTATTAAATACCATGAGGTAACACCTCGTGTTGCAAAAAAGTATATCAATGTTGCGTCAAATTTTGGTGAAAAACTAATGGAAGATAAACATCTCCCAAAAGTTCCAGAAAAAATATGGTGTGAAAAATTATTATGTGAAAGTGATAAAGCCTACCATATTTGGGGTAGAGTAAATGAAAGTGAAAAAAACTACTCAATGTGGTTACCCAAATCATCTATAATTCAAGAAGAAAAAAAATTAAATAGAGAAGTCGATTATTCACCCTATTCAAAAAGACCACCAATGGAACACCAAAAAGTGGCAATTGAAAAATTATTAGCTAACGATAGGTTCATTTTAGCAGACGATATGGGTGTGGGGAAAACGACATCCGCAATAATTGCGTCCATGGAAAGTGGAGCAAAAAAAGTTCTTATCATTTGTCCAGCATCATTAAAGATTAACTGGCAAAGGGAGATTGAAAACTATTCTGATAAAAAAGTTTTAATTGTTGAGGGTAAAAAGTGGGGGTCTACTTTTGATTATTACATCATAAATTACGATATAATTAAAAATTACCATTCTATGGAATCGGTTGCTTTAGGTGAAGAAATACGACAACCAATACTAAAAGAAAAATTTGATTTAGTTATCATCGATGAGGCCCACATGATATCTAACCCAACGGCAAACAGAACCAAATTAATTAATGATATAGTTGAAAAGATACCTAAAGTTTGGTTATTATCAGGAACACCGATGACATCAAGACCAATAAATTATTATAATATTCTTAAAATTGTTAATTCTCCAATTGCATTAAATTGGCAATCATATGTAAAAAGATATTGCGGAGGATATCAGTTTACTGTTAACGGTAAAAAGATTTGGAATACAGGTGGTGCCACTAATTTGGATGAACTAAGAGAAAGGACTAAAAATCTTGTTCTTAGAAGAATGAAAACGGACATATTAGATTTACCAGATAAAATCATTACACCTATATTTTTAGATTTAAAAAGTACTTTCTATGATGAAGAGTTAGAAGATTTTATGAGGATTACTAATGAGAATAAAAATAAAGAATCGTTAAGTATTACTATTAATAGACTAATGAAGGTTAGACAGGTTATTGCATATGAAAAGGTGGAGTACACTTCGGAAATCATTGATAGATGTTTGGAACAGGGTAAAAAGGTTATTGTATTTACAAACTTCACAATGACCCTTGATATGTTACATGAAAAATACAAAAAGAATTCGGTTGTTCTTGACGGTAGAATGTCAAAAGAAAAAAGACAACAGAGTGTCGATAGATTTCAGAGTGAAGATAAGGTAAAGATTTTTATTTCAAATATTATTGCCGGTGGGGTAGGAATTACATTAACTGAAGCTGAGGTTGTAATTATGAATGACTTATCATTTGTTCCGGCTCACCATAGTCAAGCGGAAGATAGGGCGTTTAGATACGGACAAAAGAAAAATGTAATGGTTTATTACCCGATATTTGAAAATACAATGGAAAAAATTGTATATAATATCTTAAATAAGAAAAAGAACATTATTGACCAAGTAATGGGTGATGGGGATTTTTCAGAAAGTTTTGCAACATCATTACTTAAAGAGTTGGTTTAACTCTTCAAATTTTAAATCAAGAGTTTCCTCTAAGTTTTCGTCGTCTTTGTTTGGAAGATTAATTATTATTTTTTTTTGAGGTTCAATTGAATACTCAACAAAATTTTCATTACCCTCTTTTTGATAAATAAATTCCATATTATGTTTTGAACATAATATTAAAATGTCATTTATTTTATTTGATATATGATTTTTCATTATTATTAATTTATTAGTGTTTACATAAACTAAAATATACTGATATTTATTAGTAAAAACAACCATGTCCTCAACTATTATTACAAATCCACAAAAACAAAAATTATATACTCAGGTTTTTCATTTATTAGGATTACCCGTTAGAGGTATTGAATTAACTGAAGAACAAATGGATACATTTTTGGAATTGTCTTTATCTGAATATGAACAATATGTAAGTGATTGGTTAATAGAATCACAATGGTCAGCATTAATAGGTATTGACGTGGATACTCAATCGTTAACAAGAGCTTTTACAACTAGAAGTTTAGATTACGAAACACAATACTCACATGCTTATTCAAAAATAGTTGGATTACAAACAGGTGGTAATAGTGAACTAAAGAAAGATTATATCGAATTATCAGCTAATACTCAAACTTATGTAATTCCAGCGGGAAGAGAAATAAATGAACTTTTATGGTTCTCAAGAGCCGAGTTAACTGATTCAATTGTCGACCCATTTTTAGGTGGTTTTGGTGGATTAGGTGGTGTTGCGTTTGGTGGTGTTGGTGGATTCGCTCAACAAGGTACATCGGGTTCATATTTTATGATGCCCGCTTTTGACCTTTTATTAAGAATGGGTGACAGAAATTTAAAGAATAGATTAATTGGTGGTGATTTAACATATAGAATTACAGCGGGACCAAATGGTACTAAAGTGATTCATTTATCTAACGTACCGGGTGGTAAATATGATTTTGGTTCAATACAAAACAATAGAAGTAAAGTTTGGTATTGGTATTATGATACGATGGATAGAGATACGTGTTTAGATAAAAATAAAGATATAATTAAATTACCTTCGGATGTTCAAACTGAAGAATTAGTTTGGGATGATTTAAATAAACCCGCACAGAATTGGGTTAGAAAATATCTTATTGCCTATTCTAAAGAAGGTTTAGGAAGAATATGGGGTAAGTTCTCAGGTGATTTACAAGTTCCAGATAGTCAAATTAAATTGGATTATACTTCATTACTTACAGAAGGTAAAGATGAAAAATTAAAATTGGTTGAGGAGTTAATGTTAAGATTAGAAAGACTCCGCCCCGATAAAGTTCTTGAAAGAAAAGGTATGGAGGCGGAGAATCTCAATAAATCTTTGAAGTATCGACCAATGCAATCACCGTACAATGTAATCTAATTACATTTCGATTGCGTGATAAGCATAATCAACATTATCTGTTTTAATTATCTCATCTTCATTACTAACGGTACTTTTTTCTTCAGACGATAAAACTTTACGGTTGTAATCAACCCAATATTTATCAACTAATTCAATACTATTGTCTACATACATAAAGAATGGGTCTCGTTTAATTTTATTCCAAAAAATAACTTCACTATCCGATAGTGTCATTACCTCATCGTATTTATCCTGACCATCTTCACTTAGTGGAAAACCATTAACCAATTCACATTGTTTACTTGTAAAGTATTGTCTATCTTCTGGTTTCTCAACTAAAATATCATTACGAATTTCAGGACTAAACACAACTAATAAAGGTTCAATGCGTTTATTAAAATTACCCAAATATCTTGGTACATTATAGTCTCCTGTCATATTGGGGTTTTCATTTAATTCTTTTTCAGAAATCATATAACAACTAATTTCTAAATAATCATTCGGCATTGATTTACCATTTTTAATAAAATATTCCTCTAATTGTCTTTTTGTTGGTTTACTTATTTTCTGAACATCTCCCGAAGATTTTTTGGTACCATTATTAATATAATAGATTGTTTCACCAAGACCAGCATTATAGTTATTCTGTAGAATCAACTCCATATGAGCTTGTCTTGACATTAATGAACCCGCCTTTGTTACTTTCTGTATGTGTTTCTTATAATCCTCAACAGATTGTTTAACACGGGATTTGTTTGCTATTTTTGATAATGGAATTTGTTTATTATAAATCTTCTCCACATATTGGAAATACAATTCAACAAATGATATACCGTCACCATTTAATAGATATTTAAATCCTTCGTCCAAGAATTCAACAATATATTGTTGTAGTTTTTTAGACTTAATGGTATTACCCGTTAATTTGATTTTTTCTTTTCCTTTCTTCATCAATTTAATGATGTAGTTTTTTCTTGATACATTAATACAAGCCGGTGCGGTATAGTCAATATCAAGACCCATTTCATTTCTCATGAAGATGTCATTGAATTCTGCGGTATCGGCTTCAATTCCTTTATATTCTTTACCTTCAATAACCAACTCGTTATACCCTTTACCAACATAAACTGTATCATTAATATTTTCAGGTGTCTCAAAGTTTACACCGTCCGTATCCATTACAAGTGGTTTATATCCTTTATTTTCAAAGAACATAATCATCATACGAAGACATTGACGACCAATACATGTGATTGTTTCACCCGAATCCATTTCACCCCATGGGAATACATGTGGTGCAGATAATGAACCAAAGTAAGCGTTAATAAAGATTTTAATTGGTAATTGTTTACGGTCGTACATTTCCGCTTGAACTGGGTCACTATCTTTTAGTTCACCAGCCAAATGTTTATATTTTATACGAATATTACGGAAATACTTCAACATCGATTTCTGTACACCCATAATATCACAATCAGGGAAAATATCATACACTAATTGTATTGATGGATAAAGTGACGAATAGTCAAACTTAACAATGTTCTTAGCGTAACCCACAGTTAATAAACGAGATAAACCACCTGTGAATGGTCGTTTAGTATCTTTTGCAGGAACGGCTAAATTGTTTTCATATGACCAAGCTAACATGATAATTTTCCATAAAGTAGCTGTACCCATTGTTGCGATTCTCTCATATGTTGTCGGTACAAGTTTTGAAATCAAAAATGTTGACTGACTAAAAGAATCATCAACAATCATAGTTTCATATAAGTCATCATCAAGATATTGTTCAACAATTCTACTACCCGACCATATTTCAAATTTACCCGGATATTTCTCCAACAAATCACCTGTTCCCGGCTCACCAATTTTCTTGTAGTTACCTGTTTTTGGATTTACATAATATAATTCATTATCCAAATATATTTTTGAAATCCAAGCACCATCAACGTAAACACGATTAGGTTTTTCTTTTTCCAAATATTTGGTGATGTATTTCAAACCCCATGATTTGATTTCGGAGTTAATTGCTTGAGCTCTACGAACAGAATGGGCAATATCAATAATATTGAATCCCCATATATTGTGTTGGATATATTCTTCCTGCTCGTTTGCAAGTTTCAACATACCTTTTTTCTCTCTAATTCCTTGTTTTGTAAATATTTGAGTTAATTCCTTAGTATTAACGCCCAATATTTCTGCTCGTTTTAAAATAAACGGCCAATCAAAAAATGCTGAGTTATAACCACCAATAATTGTTGGTTTCTTTTCTTTTATTATGTTGAAGAATTCCTCGATACATTTCTTTTCACCGTCCTCACCAAATGCGGGGATTGTCTTTTCCAAACCACGGTTATCCTTAACACCTATCAATATAATATTACAGGTTAATGGGTCTAAACCCGTGGTCTCGATATCGAA